TTCGGCTGTTTACCCGACAATGCGTTGTTGAGCGAGTCGATGTCGTTTCTGGTCACGTCGGCGCTGAACGTCCAGGCGTCGAGTTTGAGGCCGGCTCCCGCGTAGTAGGCGTGGCCACCATCCCCGATGGAGGATTCTCCGCTGTTGCCGCCGGCGCTGGCACCTCCGGATTCGTAGGTAACGGTGAGCACGCCTCCCGAAACCTTGACGATCTTCTTGGAGATCTCGGCCGTGACGACGAGGCCCGTGTTGTTGTCACGACCCGTGACCAGGTCGCCGACGTCCGCGTCGATGCCGTCGGGAATGTCCACGTCGATGGTGCTGGTATTCCGAAGCTCCTGGAATTTCTGCCTGCCCTTGTCCTCGAGCTCGTCGGCTTCGGCGTTGGACAACTCGTATGTGGCGGTGCGTTCGTCAAGGCCTTTGAGGGTCTGCGTGTGGCTGAACGTGCCGTTCGCGTCGGCATACCAGTGGATGACGGTACGGTCCTTGAGTTCGCCCTTGCCCAGACAGATGAGATGGTTGATCGGGTGCGCCGCCTGTTTGGCGGCGAAGTCGATGAGGTCCGAGTCGATGCTGTCGCCGATCGTGCGGACGGGCATGGCGCTCATGGCCACCTTGTCGCCGTCATTACGCAACCGGAGTTTGAGTCCGCTTGCCCTGAGCATCTTGACCAGACCGCTGTACAGGTCCACGTACCGGTCGAACTGGCAGGTGGTCTTGTGGTCGGCGCTTTCGTCGGTGACGGTGAACAGGCCTTGCAATCCCGCACGGCTGACGAGCGTGCGCATGATGACGGGAATCGTGCCGGACAGGGTGAGGTAATCGGTGTTCCCGTCCGGTTCGATGATCTTCGAAGCGAGCACTCCATGCCAGTCGCGGCCATGCCATGTGACGGCGGACAGGCCTCCGTCCACGTCGACATCCGTGTCGTCGATGATGCCGCCGTACTCGGTGCCGTCGATCATGATGCGGCTCCCCGCCTTGAGCACGGCGTCTTCGACCTGCAGGTCGAAGTCGTTCTCCCCGCTACCGAACGCGAGGTCGAGCGTGTATGAGGCGTGGCTCGCCACGGGTTTGCCTGTGGCGTCGGTGACGATCAGGTCCATGGCGGTTCGCTCCTTTCCTCGCAGACCGTCAAGTCGAATTGGAATCCTCCCGGCCAGCTGATCGGCTGTGTTCCGGGCGCGAGCGGTTGGAACACGTACCGGCCGGAATCCTTGCCAGCCCCTCGCACGGCCTGCGCGAAGCAGTTTGTGGCGAGACCTGTGCCGCTGACCATGGTGACGGTCCTGACATCGCCGGTGCCGTCGATTTCCAGACGCGAGCCGGATGGCACGGTCACGTCGACCTCGTACCGGTTGTTTCCGATGATGACGTACGGTTGCGCGCATGGTCCGAATATCGTGAGCTTGACCGGCTGCGGGATGGACGTGTCGTTGACGATCTCGGCACCCAATGCCATGCCGGCGAAATCATGCGGATAATCATATGGATAGTCAAGGTCGGCGGTTCCGGAATCGTATCGCGGCGTGAAATGCATCATGGTCGGACGGCGCCACACGCCATCGGCCAGCACGATGGTCAACTGCGTCTCGACCATCGTGGGCGTGATGGATTGCGGTTCGCTTTTCGTGATCCACGCTTTGGCTTCCCATTCGCCGTCGGCCACGAGCGTGCCCGGGTTCCCGGATGCCATGTCGGCGTCCGCGAGGCGGCGCAGTAGGTCGAGCGTGGCTGGAGAATCGTGGATCTTCACGGTGACTGTCGCCTCGCGCGCCTTGCGGGTGATGCCCGTCATGCCACGTGAGGCGAGGCTGTAGTCCCAGACGCGGGCTCGCAGTCCCGTGAGCGTCTCGCCGTACAGCGGCCCCTCGAAGCCGATGCGCTCACCTGTGGCCGCGCACACGTATTCAAGCGATTGCACTTCTCACCTTCCTTGCGAAGTCGCGGTCCCCTATCGTCGGCGTGTACCTGGCGATGATCGATCCGAGGTCGTCGTGCAGCGATTCGACGGCCGCGATGAGTTCCCGCAGATCGCCGTCGCCGGCATTGGCGCCGGTGCCGGCCGTGACGTTCAGCCTGCCGGTCTTCGACCAGTCCGCGTCGGAGAGGCTCATCGTGGAGACGAGCGAATCCATGGAACGGCTGACCACATGCGCGGAATCGTCGATGCCCAATGCCATGCCACGTCCGACCATCACGCCGACCTCGTCGCGGAACACACGCGACGGGGAATGGATGCCCAAAGCGTTCTTGGCCTTGTCCACCAAGCCCGACAACGCGTTGGTGATGCTGGAATACAACGAGCCGACCATTCCTGTGATGCCGTTGATCAATCCCTGGATGATGTTGCGGCCAGCATCCACCAGCCAGCTTCCCGCGCCGGACACCGCGCTCCGGACGGTTCCGCCGATCCCGCTCACGACGCTCCCGACACGGCCAACCATATTGCTTACGGTGCCGACGATGCCGCCCCAGACGCTCGACACGATGCTTCCGACGCCATTCCACAACGCGGTCCACACGCTCCGGATTGTCGAGCATGCGGCGGATACCACTCCGCTGACCATGCCGACTCCCGCGGAAACGACGCCTTGAATGCCGCCCCACACTGCCGACGCGATGCCCTGGATGGCCGACCATGCGGCGCTCCAGTTCCCGTTGACGACCGCGAGCGCCAGTTGGATGATGCCTTGGATGACGGCGAGTGCGGTGCTGATGATTGTGGTGACGATGGTCCATGCGCCTTGTACGACGGTGGATATGGTGTTCCATAGTCCGTTCCAGACCGTGCTGATGATGGTGGCGGCGGTTTGGAAGATGGTTTGGATGATCTGCATTCCGGCTTGCAGGAGTGGTGTGATGGTGGTGATGAATGTTTGGATGCCGGTGATGATCGCGGTGAGCGCGGTCATGATGATGGGGCCGATCGTGTTCCAGACGTTTTGGAGGACGGTGGTGATGAGTGTCCATCCGGTTTGCCAGATTTGCTGGATTTGGCTCATGGTCTGGGTGATGAATGTTCCGATGGTTTGCAGGATTGGCTGGCATGCGGTGCTGATCTGGTTCCAGATTCCCGTGAACCATGTGGCGAAGCTGTTCCAGAGTCGTTTGCCCGTTTCGGTTTGGGTGAAGAACCATGTCAGTGCGGCGACGACCGCGCCGATGGCTACGACAAGCATGCCGATCGGATTCGCATCCAAGGCAGCGCTGAATGCCAATTGCACGGCGGTAGCAGCCTTGGTCACCGAGCTCCACGCCGATTGGGCGGCCTTGACGATATTGAACGAGCTGGCGAGTTGCTTCAGGCCGCCCGCCGCGCTTCCCACGTCGGATAATTTGCCGATCAGATCGAATGCGGCCGTGGCGGTCTTCTCCACGCCGGAGGCGGTCGCGGAGATGGCCTTCAGTCCGCCGGAAACCGTTTTCAGCCCTGTCGAGACGATGTCCCAGCCCTTGACGGCGAGCAATGCGACGGCGATGGCTTTCAGGGCGCCGGACACCAGCGCGCCGTTCTGCTGCGCCCACTGCCCGACCGACTGCAGCCAGCCGCCCACGGTCATGAGCGCGCCGGTGAGCATGTCGAGGACCGCCGCGAACCGCTGTGCCGCCAATCCCGCCGTCTGCCCGGAGTTGTCGAAGCCGAGCGCCTGCGATGCGGCCGAGACGAGCGCCGTGGCCACCGATGCAAGTCCGGTGGCGAGGTTCGCCAGCGCATGCAGGAAGGGCTGGAGAGCACCTGTCTCGATGAACGTGTTGACGAACGTCTTCGCCCATCCCGCGGCGTTGGCCAGGGACTGCGCGGCCGATGCGAGCAGATTCCCGAGCGCGGAGACGATGCCGCCGAATCTCGAGGAGGCCTCGCCGCCGAGGTTCAGTTTGGAGGTCAGCGAGACCATCGCGGCAGCCAGGCCTGACAGCTGCGCCCTGAGGCTCGTGACCGATGCCATGAGCATCTGGATCCCCGGCAGGTTCCGGACGAACGTGGAGAATGAGGCGAGCTTCGCCTGCGCTGTGGGGATTGCCTGCTCCAATCCCTTCTGCAATCCGGCGCCGACTTTCTCCAGCGTCGGTTTCACGGCGGCGGTGAACGAGTCGATGAGCGGTATGGCCTGGTTGAACAGGCCTCGCAGGCCGTTGAGGACCGGCGTGGCCGCGGTCTCGCCGAGTCGGCTCAACGCGGCCTTCACGTTGGCCAGGGCGCCGGCGAACGTGGTGCCGGCGCTCTGTGCGGCACCGCCGAGGCCTTCCTGCATGGCGTCGGCGAAGGTCTGGAAGTCGATCTTGCCGTCCGAGACCATGTCGGAAACTTCGGCGCTGGTCTTGTTCAGGTGCTTGCCGAGCATCTGGAGGACCGGGATGCCGCTCGACATGAGCTGGAGCATGTCGTCACCCTGGAGTTTTCCTCGCGCGGCGACCGACCCGAAGATCGTGCCGATGTCAGTCAGGCTACGGCCGCTGATCTGTGCCGTGTCCGCCACCGTCTTCAGGACCTGGGTGAGCTCCCCGCCCTCCTTGACGCCGGAAGCGGACAGGCTGGCCGCCACGGTCGCGGCGTCCCCCAGGCCGAATGCGGTGCCCTTGACGGATGCGAGGGCGTCGTTCATGATCTCGGTGACGCTTGCGCTGTCGTGCCCCAGCCCCTTGAGCTTGGCCTGCGCGTTCTCGATGTTGAGGGCGCGGGTGAAGCCGCCTTTGGCGGCCAATGCGGTGATGCCGCCGGCGAGGGTGGCGATCGCGCCTGTGCCGACCTTGCCGATTTTGCCGAACGCTCCGCCGATCTTCGAGATGAGGGTGTTGGAGCCTTTCCTGGAGGCTTTGCTGACGGCGTCGCCGATGTCGCCTTCGACGCTTTTGCCGAATCCTTTGCCGGATGGTTCAACGTGGACGTATGCGACGCCTATGTCCTGTGCTGCCATCGTGTTTCCTTATTCGTAGGTTGGGATTCCGATGGCGGTCGGAGTCAGAGGTCGTCGTTGATGTGGAAGTAGGCTTTGAGCCGTTCCCTGTCCTCGCGTTGACGGCGGGTGAGGTTGTGCGTCGGGGTTGGCGGGCGGAGCGGGTCGTGCTCGTGGTCGAACCATGGGCGTTTGCGTTGTCCGGACAGCGTCCAGACCGCCTGTTCGGCTCCGTCGGGCGCGTAGACGGCGTTCTGCAACGCCATCCACGAGTGGCTCGTATGGTCTTTGAGGATTTCGCGGGTCAACGCCCAAGCGAGTCCCCAATCGACTCGTGGACGTTGGCCTTCAACCCATTCCCGGAAGCGTACGGGCCTGTAGATCTGCCCGTACGCTCGGATCCAGTCGTAGGCTAGTGCCGCGCGATTGTTGTTCCAGAGGTGGGCGAGGTAAACGCTTTTGGGTCCAGTCCGGATTCCTCGGCCCACGCCTTGATGGTCGCGGTGAGGTAGGCCATCGGACGTTTGGTCTTGCGCAGCACGTTCCAGAAGTTCGGCTGCATCGTCTGGAAGTAGGCGAGGAACGTGCTCACGCAGGCCGTGGTTTCCTCGTCGGACAATGCGGGCTTGCTTTTGACCAGGAGGATGGCCTGGACGAGTTCGATGGGCAGTTCCGCGTTGTTGAGGTTCGGCAGGTCGAGTTTGACGCCGGCGACCTCGAGGTGCACGTCGGGTTTGAGCTCTTCCGCTTCGGTCAGGTCTACGTCCACGACATGGTATTCTTTGTCGCTCATGTTGGCTCCGTTCTAATGGTTGGCGGTTGAATGGGTGTCCCGTGCGGCCGACCGCCATCGGCCGCACGGGAAGAATCAATGGGTCACTTGGCGTCTTCAGTGACGAGGCCCCATGCGTGGAACTGTTCGCCGTTGGTGCCCTTGAGCATCTTGAACGTCATGCTGAAGTTCATGATCTCGCTGGATTTCAGGCTCACGTCGTCACGGTCGCTCACCTTCGCGTTGGTGCCGTACAGGAGGAACGGACGGTCCTGCTGGTCGAGCGCGACCAGCACGAGGATCCACTCCTTCTTCAATCCGGCGCCCTTGATGCTGATGCCGCCGTCCGAATCGACGTCCACGTCGAAGTAGGCCGACACCACATCCTTGCGGCCCTCCATGGCGGCGAGCTGCAGGGTCCAGTAGCCCGGATCCGTGTCGGACAGCACGATGTCGCCGTTGTGGGCCTTGTAGTCGGTGCTGTCGCCCGGTTCCGGATGCAGTACGGCGCCGTCCTCCGTGGAGTAGCCGATCGGCTTCTTGCTTGCCGGCGGGGTCCAAGCCACTCCGGTCGGAGCCACGAACGTGCTGTCGCCCTTGGGGAACAGGAACAGCGCGTAGTTCTTGATCAGGCGCACGTTGCCTGCGGTGTTGCCGCTGGACACGTACCCGTAGTCGGTCGCGCCCTGCGCGGCGACGGTGTTTTTTTCGTTGTTGTCAGACATTCGTCTGCACCTTTCCGTTCTTCGCGTGTGGCGGCACGTTGTCTTTGGTTGTGTTTCAGTTGACGGTGACCTCGAGCAGGAGCACTCCGTACGCGCACACCAGCCTCTTGTCCTCGTCAGTCATGCGTACCGGCCCGGATTCGAGTGACGCGTCGATGAGCGGCGCGACGGTTCCAAGCCCGATGATCTCCCTCGCGATGTCGGCCCACAGGCGTGCGGCCTTGTCCCAGTCGCCCGTATGGTCCTCTCTCATGCAGCGCACGCTCAGCCGCAGCCGCACGTACTGCGAGATTGGGGTGCTCATGCCTTGCATGGAGTCAGCCAGAGTGGCTTCGGTGAAGGGAGGTTCGAGGTCGCTTCGTTCGATGGTGTCGAACGTCACGTCCGGGAACAGTGTCCTCAGTTTGGGCAGGAGCAGGGGTTCCGTGCGCCGGGAAGTGACCGGGATGCTCATACGCGCATCCTTCCGAGCGTGTCCTCCAACGTGCCGTGCGCCTTCTCCACCGGTGCCGGGCAGATGATCGCCACGCCGCTACGGTTCTTGCCGTCATGGTCGCGGACCATGCAACGGTCATCCTCTACGGCGGCCTCGGCCGCGTCCCTCATGCGCGAGCGCAATGTCTCGTTTTTGAGGACCTGTTGGCTGAACGCCTTGCGGTTGAATACGAATCTGCATCGTTTGGCCATGCTTATCCTTCCCGTTCGCCCACGGTGATGACGTCGCCGATGTGGCGTCCGTGGAGGTTGTCCCACACCTGCGGCTTGCCCTTGACGGGCAGCAGCCGGCCCCTGACTTTGATCAGGTCGGTGGTCTGGATGCCGGTCGGTTGGTTTCCGCGGATGTGGATCGTGTATTCGATGGTCTGCGGGCTGGCGTTCTCCTCGGTCTGGTCGGTGGTGGAGGTTGGCGCGACCATCGCCTGGAACGTGCCGACGCGGACGGGTTTGCCCTGGATGGGGTTGCCGTCCGTGTCGGTGGTGGACTGGCCGCGCCACACTTCGATGGTTTCCACTAGGATGTCTCCCCCGTTGCCATGTCGACGCTGAACGCGCGTTGGGCGTTGATGCCGAGGATGCGTTTCTCGTCGTCGCGCAGCCAGAGATCGCCGGTGGGCGCTCCGAAACTGTATTGTTCGCTGAAGCTGCCGGTGGTCTGGTTCATCTGCGTGATGCCGCCGGGAATGTCGTACGGGTCGGCCTGCATGATTCTGCGGACGATGTCGCAGGTGATCTTCGTCAGCAGGCGTGGCCGTTCTTCGAGGAGCCGCCGCCAGATGGGCGAGCGTTCCTTGATGTAGTCGGTCACGTCCGCGAGATGCGTGTCGGCTTTCTGACGTGCCTCGTCGGTGAGCTTGTGCCACCTCCGTTCGAGATCGTCGGAGGTGGCGAACATGTCCGGTTCGTCCGTCATGGTCACTTCTTGTCCGGCAGCTTGATCACCCCGGAGGCCGCGAGGCCGGTGATAGTGTCATCGAACTGTTTCGCCAAAGTATTGAAAGCCGTGACGAGCTTGTCGAATTCATCCTTGGTCGGAGCGGCTGCGGCGGCCTTGACGATGTTGCCGTCAACGTTGCCAATCGTCTGTTCGGGCGCGAACTGCTTGATGCCGCCGAGGGTGTCCTTGCCGGCCTCCGGCAGTTCGTAGGCACCGGGACCGGCGGAGAAGGCGGTGCCGTCAGTGTTGACAAGCCGCACCTGCGCGTCCAACGGGCCGACAGTGTGCTTTTCCTCGCCTGCGGGGTTGATCACAAGCGTCTGGATGGGGAAACTCATCGTTCACCTCACTTGGTCTTGAGCACGGCGAACGCGTTCGGGTCGATGACGGCGAACGCGTACATCGCTTCGGTACGGTATGCGATCTGGTTGTGGGCCTTCAGGTCCACGCCGGTCTGGTCCGGGTCGCCGTAGGCGATAATCTCGCTGGTCAGGTCGCGGACCATGCCCCATTTGATGAGGCTGAAGTCTCCCATGAACGCGAGCACCTTCGTCGGGGTCGAGGCCAGTCGTCCGTTGACGGTGCCAGAGGTCGCGGCGGTGATGCCGTCCAGGCTGCCGGCCTGCAGGTTCAGCGGAATCTCCGGATAGAAGCGCATGCCGGTGGAGGGGACGCGCAGCTTGCGCAGACGGGACGCCCAAGTCTTGGACAATGCCACGCCGTTGATGTCGTAGGAGTCGTTCAGCGCATCGGCCAGGGCGTCCACGTTGCTGATTTCGTCATCGCCGGCGATCACCTGCACGGCGGACGTGCTCAACGGGTTGAATCCGGAAAGCGCGGTGCCGGTCTTCGGGTTAATCGCATGGTAGATCACGTAGTCGAGCGCACGGCCCAAAGCGGCTGCCTGATCCGCCTGGATGCTGCGGATGATCTGCAGCTGGTTGTCCTCGTCGGCCCACTGGAGTTCGCTCGTGACGCGGGTGGTAGTCTGCACCTTGAAGCGCTTCGCCACGACGGAATCCACGGTCTGCTCGTAACTGTTCTTGACCGCGCCTTCGGCCACGACCTCGGCTTCGCTCTTGCCGTTGAACACGAGGTAGTCGGCGTCGGAGAAGATCTGCGGCGTGCTGGGGCTCAGGGACGCGATGGTGCTGGTGTCCTTGGCCTTGTTCACGATTTCGGTGGCCACGCTCACGGGGAGCTTGATCTGGTCTGTTTTCATCGCCATGATGGCTTGTCCTTTCAGTCGTTATCTGCCGAGGAGCTGATGGATGTACGAGAGCTCTTCGGCGTCCTTGTTGTTGTTCTGGTGCGAAGGAGAGCCTGTCTGGTTCTTCACCCTCGGCGGCTTGGATGCTGGATGCAATGCCGCTCGCAGGAGGTCCGCATGCGCTTCGAGTTCCTCTTTGCTGCCGCCGCGGAGCAGTTCGGCCGGAACGTCCTTGTCTTTGGCGACTTCGGACACCCATTCGGCGTGCTGTTTCTCGGCCGCGGCGTCGTCGATCTGCTTGCGCAATGCGGCGTTCGATTCCTTAAGCTTGTCGATTTCGCTCTTTCCGGCGTTCTCCATCTCGTCGAGTTTCATGGCTTTTGATTTGAGCTCGTCGTAGTCCTTGTACTTGCCGCGCTCCTTCGCCAACCTTTTCTCGACGATCTGGTCGACCTGTTCCTGGGTGAACGATTTCGGCTCGCCGCCGTCGCCACTATCGCCGGAACCGCCCTCGTCCCCGCCGCCGTCGATGAGACGGATACGGGCCGGGAATCGGAATCTGTTGAACATGCTGTGCTCCTTCTTGCTGTTTCCCGTGGATTCGAGTTCGACCGCGCCACGGTGCGCTGTATGGTCCTCCCACGCGATACGGCGCATGGTCGCCGCCAACCGGACCGGCTGGTCGAGTGGTGGATGCAGGATTCGCACCTGCGTGGCTGTGAAGCACCCGATTTACAGTCGGGTCCGTTCGTCTACTCCGGCAATCCACCAAAAATGGCATAAGAAAAGCCACCCATGTGGGTGGCTTGGAATGATTTCAGACCTGTGGGATGGGCACTTTCCTGGCACCGGTCATGTAATGCCAGAATTCATCCGTTCCAGGAGTAAGGCTATGCAAAACGCCTGATGTTTTATCGACCGCGATGCTTGGCGTTCCAGGTACCGGATGTTCACTGGTCGAAGCGGCGAAATCAAGGCCGATGATCCATGCGTCGGAATTTTCCGCAGCGCCTATCGCCCTCATGCCGGGATATTCGGCAAGGACGAGGCCGATGGCATCCGTCAATATCATCTCTGGCCCTCCTTGCAGTATTTCAACACCAGTTCAGTAGGTTCCGCATCGTCTACCCTCATTATACGTGTCATGCCATGGTTGACCATTTCGAAATACCTTGACACGTTCATCGACCCGGTTTGCGGGTCCATGAAATGTATCCCGTCTTTCAGGTTCTCCGCGACGAAGACATGCCTCGTTCCATCAAGCCACTCCACTTCGACGAACGCGCGGCTGCCTTTGCCCCATTCATCCAAAAGCGCCGAAGCGCCATCAAGACCTGAATCGGAGCCACAAGACCGCCAATCGCCTTTAAAGGAGCTTCCCCACCGGTTAGTGTCCGTGTCCAAGGCCGGAAGTCCTGTCCTGGGATCCATCGGCCTCGGCATCGCGGTGACTGCGTATCCTCGCCTGCGCATTTCGTAAGCGACGACGCAACGCTGGCAGTTGTTCCTGTATTCCGGACCCTCATCGAACATCGGATTCGTCCCCACGACCGCATCCCTCAGGTTTCCGCTTCCAAGGAAGGTCCTGAACGGATGCTTCGCGTCGAACTTCGGCGGACGGCCCGGAGTCTTCTTCAATGCTTCGGGGACCACGGAATCCGTGCACACGCCGGGAGAGCTCCTGTACGCTTTGAGAATGTCTCCATCGTATTCGCGGTCGGCGAGCGCTTTCATTCGCTCGTATTCGGCTTTGTATGCGGTTTCGTCGTATCCGGCGAGCACCTGTTTGCCCCAGTTCGGCATGGGTTGGCAATGGCAGTCGGCGTGGTAGATGTTGCCTTTGCCACCTGCCGCTTCCTCGCTGGTGTATGCGTAGCCGCGTGAGGCGAGCATGGCGCAGAACGCGCATGTTTTGGGACCTTTTGGTACTCTCGCCCATTTTGGTTTCGTGGGGTCGAGTCGTATGTTCCGTCGTTCGGTCAATCGGGCGCCGGTGCGGATCATGTCGGTGATGAACTGTTGCGCGTCGTCGATGTTCGAGAATGATGGCCACAGGTCGTCGATGGTCGCGCCGGATCGTGCCTGGCCTGCCATGACCTGCGAGTAGGTCAATCCGTTGTAGTCGGTGTTGGCGAAGCCGCCTTGGACCTGCCAAAGTACCCGTTCCGGTTCCAGGTCAGATCCAGGGTCGAAGTCTGGCATGGTCACGCCAGCGTATTCGGCCCATGCGGTGCGTACCGTCGCATAATAGTCGTCGGCGAGGCGGTTGGCCGCGGCCGTGTATTCACGCACCGTTTCGCGCGCGTTCAACGGGTCGCGTTCCAGTACGGTCTCGATTTCATCGGCGGCCGCGTCGGTCAGGTTCGTGAGGTTGTCCTGGTAGTCCTTCCATGCTTGGTCAAGCACCTGTTCCAATGCTTTGCGGCGTTCCGGAGGCAGATTCAGATTGTTCAGATTCATCTGACGCCTCCTGCTGCTGGCTGTTTTGCGCCGCGCGGATCTTGAGCTGGTCCACGACGTTCTGCGCGCGTGCCTTGCGCTGGTCGGCGCGTAGACGCGTGATTTCCTCACGGCTCAGGCCGAGGCGTTCGAGTCCGACGTCGGAGTCGGCGTAGCCGGTGACCTTGTCGGCGATCTTCGTGAACGCGTCGGCGCGCGCCGCATCGGAGACCTCCCTTGTCGGTGCCCATACCGGGTGCACGTCGCGTATGGAGTCCGGTATCGTGTTCGCGCCTTCGCGCAACGCCACGGCGATGCCCATGGCCCGTTTGAGTTCCCGTCCGAAGGCCACGTTCTGCTTGTCTGCGATGCGTGTCAGACGTCGTTCGGCGGACGCCATGGCCTCGGCACTGGTCGGGTTGTCCAATGTGATGCCCAGGTAGTCGACCGGCACCCGGGTCTGCGAGGCGACGAGCATGGCCATCGTCTTGAGCATGTCCGAATGGGGTGTCATGGACGCCTGCTGCACCTGCTGCAATTGGGGAAGGTTGCCGTCCTCGTCGGCACTGATCGCGTTGATCGCCTGGATGAGGCTCTTCCACGTGTTGCTACTGAACGCGTCCCTGTTCGCTCCGATGAACCAGAGTTTGGGGACGGAATAGAATTCGGCAGACGCCTCCATGCGGACCACGGTACGGAATCCAGCATCGACAAGGCTCATGAGCGAACGGCTGATGCGGCTGTGGCCGAACGGCCGGTCCATCTGCCTGTCATAGGCGAGCGAGACGACCGTCGGCTGATCGAAGTTCGTTTCGATTTTCTCCGCACGCCATGGCATCAGGTGGCCGGAGCATTCGTAGACCTTGCCTGGAAGCCACACGTTGAACGCGCATATCCGCCCGTCCTTATCGTCCTCGGTGATGGTCAACGCGGCGGCCAGACGATGGTCGCGCCGGTCCCAGATGCCCGCGGACCAGTCGGCGGAACGCGGAATCATACTGATTCGTTCCGGATCCTCCGGGTCTGCGGCGATGGTCAGGAAACTGCATGAATGCTTGTATGCGGATACGATCAGTTCGGACGTGGCCACGTCCAATTGGTTGTCCTCGAACAGGTCGCCAACACCCATCGTGTCGTCACCGGAAATGCTGAACCCTTCCAGGTCGCTCAAATCGCTCAATGAGCGGACGGCCAGTTCCGGCCATCCAATCATCGCCTCGACCTTGTTTTTGATCTGGTCCGGGATGGAGATTCCGAAGTCCTTGAACCGTTCCTTGCAGTCGTAGTAGGCTCCGCGGATCAGGTTGCGTGGATATTTCTCTCGCCATACGCGCAACAGTTCGTGGATGATGGGCATGTCCTCGTCGTCGACGCCGAGGATGGCGCCGATGTTGCCGCTCGCGGTATCGAGGTAGCTGCTGCCGGTGAATTTCGGTGCCGTGCTTACCGTAGTGCCGTCGGCCATGTAGAACACCATCAGACCATCACCTCCTGTCGTCTTCCCGGATGTCGTTTCGTCGTGCACGCCCCGTACAGGGCGAGTGTGGTGGACACGAGCGGGGTTATGTCAATGTCACTGCCGAGTTTGTTCCAGGCGATCGCGCCGGACTGTCCCAATGGGCGCGTGGTCGCGCCCTTGACGGCTGCGGCCAGCTGCGGCTGGTATTCGTCCCGCGGATGCTTGAGCGTTCCGGCTTTGAGCATGTCGAGGAACCGGCCACATGCGCGGCCCATCTCCTGCATGTTCGTGACCATGACCTTCACATGTGCTTTCTTCAGTTCCGGCAGCAGGCTCATAGCGGGCGACTGGGCGTCGATGACCACGCTGGCGGTCTTCGGCCAGCGTTCAGCGAGCCAGTCCACGGCCCACATGGTTCCCGCCTGCCGCGCGTCCTTGATGTTCGCCATCTGGACGATGGCCGAACCGTCCACGTATCGTAGCGCCGCTCCGATGGTCAGCACGCTCCTGTCCGGAGGCATGTCGATGCCGAAGCTCACCGTGCCGCCCTCGGGCACGTCGTCGACGGCCGCGGCCTGCCACAGGTCGGGACTGATGGCGTATGCGGTGGCGGTCTCGTCCCATATGCCAAGCGCCTCACGACGGAATGAATCGTCCGACAGGTTGTTGCGCATGCGCATGATTGCCTGTTCGCTTGTACGTTTCGGATAGCTGGGATTCGCTTTAGCCCACTGTTCGCGGTCGTCCGGATCCGCGTCCTTGTCGGCGGCGAGCTCCACGTAGAGGAGGTTTCCGTCATGGTTCAGCGCATGCATGCGTTTCTCCGTGAACGCATCGCACTGGTCTCCCGGCTTGGGTGGATTGCCCATATACACGACCAGGGGGTTAGGACTCGTGTTCAAAACCGGAATCATGTTGTCCATCGCGCGCACTGTGAGGATCTGCGCTTCGTCGAACACGGCCACGTCCACGCTGTGCAATCCTCGGCCGAAACCGTTTTCGCGGGCGCCGAACATGATGCGGCTGCCGGACGTGAACGTGATCTCCTGTTGGCCGTTTGCTCTGCGAATGCGTTCCACGTACCGGCCGAGCACTGGATTGTGCTCCATCTCGCACATGTCCGCGAATGTCTCGTCGCTGGTGCGCGTATGGTGGGCGGTCCAGATGGCTTTCAGGTTCGGTGTGAGTATCGCCTTGAGGAACAACGCGGTGCCGACGGTGAAGGTCTTGCCGATCTGCCTGCAGCTGGACAGCACGGCGCCGTCCGCGCCACACGCATACTTGCCTTCCGCGTTCTTGGCGAACAGAAGCCACAAGAAGCCCTGCTGCCACAAGTCGAAACGGATGCCGGCCTTGCGCGCAGCTTTGTTGATTCGCGTGAACTCGCTGCCGACGATGCCTTCCGGCTGGCGGAGGACCTTGGCGATTTCAGACAATCGACGCTCCGACATCGTCCGTCACCTCGTCTTCCTCATCGTCCAGCAGGTCGGTCAGGCCACCGACCTGGAGTGATTCGATGCGTTCGCATACATCGATGAGCTGGCGGCTGATCGCGGGCAGTGCGTTTGTCGGTGTGGACGTGTCGTCCATGGCCTTCTGCAGTCGGTCGCGGTTGGCGCGCAGCATGTCCAGCATGCTGCCGTCCATCATCCGCTCGAAGCTCCGCTGGTCGAGGTCGGGTTCTGGCTCATGCTTCGTGGGCGCGGCCTTCGCCGTCGGCTTCGACTTCACCGCCTGTGCGGGCCTGTTCTTTTTCCGACGATAATCGGCTTTCTGGCGGCAGGATTTGGAGCAGTAGCGTTGCGGCCGCCCGTGGCCGGAAGGCTGGAATTCCTTGCCGCAGAGTTCGCACTTCATCGGCGTAATCCTCGCTTTCCGACCTTTCGTCGTTTCCCCTGTTTCCGACGTTTGATTTCCGGGAGGGATATCGGCACTGCACCCGAGGCGACCGGTAGGGGGTGTACCCGGGGTCCCCGCCCTGGTATCGGAGTCAGATGCCGAACGTTTTGAACGGCATCGAGCTTGCTTTCACTTCCTGTCTGCCAGCCAGCAGCGCTCGTGCGTGTTCGTCTGTCTTGTCGCTCTTCATCCTGTTGCATCTGCGGTGCGTGAGCCTGCAGTTCGTGAAGCTGTATGGATCACCGCCGCGTGAGACTGGTATGAGCTCGTCGACTTCGGCGCTCATCGGATGTGGTGTCTTCAATGTCTTGTCGACCGGCTTGCCGCAGATGGCGCACACGTCGTATGCGGCAAGCACTCTTGCCCTGAGCTGTCTGCGCCGCCAGCCGTTGCTGACGCGCTCGTTGCGCCGCTTGCTCATGTGGCCTCCCACGTGTATGGGACCCGGGGTGCCGTGGATTTGCCGACGATTATCTCCGCTGTTGGCCTGCTGGAATGCCGGTATAGGGGCTCCCGTATATGGACACTCCCGTGTCTTGTAGGGGCTCCCCATCATCTGCGAATGCCCCTCCCGGATTGTCAATACCCCTACCCCGGGTTTGTTTCATGGGTGCCTTCGGCGGGATTCGAACCCGCGTCCACACGCGGCCACAAGGAAGAGAATCCAATAAAGACTCGCGGCCGGTACGATCTACCACTGATTCCTACGAAGGCATGGACAGGCGGATTTGAGCATCACCGCATCACGGAAGCGCGGGATTGGCTTGCCTGCCACATTGGGGTATGTCCACTCTGACGGGAGTGGGCGGAGCGTGTCCGATATGCCGTTCGGACAGGACGGGCAACAAACCAGGGAGTTAGGAGAATCCATGGCGGATATGAGTGAGGGTTCAAACCAAGTCACCTCGGTTTGAACCCTCTAATCCACTGACAATTCTGCGTTGCACTTTCGATTTTGTCAAATCGAATCGCGTCGCAACACCTGCCGATGCACGTCCGAAAGCCTGTACAATGGCCGTCCCTTCTCGTTCTCGCCGGCCGGCTGAAGCCTGCCACGCTTACGCCACGAGCGAATCGTGTTCGCATTGCACTGGAACCCACACTCGCGCAACAGCTCAGCACACTCCCCAGCCGTGAACGCCCTGCCCGATTCGATGCACTCCCGCAGGAAACCCAATCGCACATCGACCACGCGATAAGTGTTGCCGCACACCGGACAGTCAACGCTTACCGCGCAGACCTCCGCACTCAGCTCCACGCCGCACAGAGGATTCAGGCACCTGCCGATGCTGTGCCTGGATGGCGGCACGTCGATGATGCCCAGCGTCTTGCGCGCCAACCGCTCCCAGTCATGCCAAATCAAACCAATGTCCGGCAGTCGGTTCAACCGCTGGCAAGACCAGCATGCCTTGAGCATGTCAGCGACTGGCGGGACCGCGATGCTTGTGACCCATGGCATGGCCGGCGGCGCATACAATCGACACCACAACGCCGTCACCGCATCCTCGATCTCCTGCAGATGGTCAACGACCGAGAGTCTGATCGGCGTGGGCGCGGACGGCAGGTTGACACGTCCAGGCTGGTGGCCTCCGTAATGCGCCGTCGAATCCAGAAACTCGCGCAAGGCATGGATCCAGATGGGATAGTCGTGGATCCATCCCCTCAAAGTGTTCTCGCACTTGTCGCACATCGTGGCCTGGATACGGCACTCCCCGCCGCACACTTGGCACATGCCGGCGAGCGCTGGATTGTTTTGGTTGGTTTGTGTTGGTTGGGATTCGTTGGTTGGTTCGTTCATTTGTTCGATTCCCTCCGGCGGTGTAGTCTGGTTTGTGGTGATGCCAGGAGCCCGGCCGGAAGGTCGGGTTTCTTGTTACTCGTGGTGTTGTTGGATGATCGCTTTGATTTCCTCTTTGGAGACTTGCGGCACCAGTGGTGCGATCTCATCGAGGCTGTATCCGGCCTGATGCCATTTGACGATCATGTCTATGAGGACTTTCTTCACTTTCATTTCGTTTCCTTCTTGTTTTTTACGCATTCCGGGCAGAGGCTCTTCTTGAAATCGTCTGCATTTACCTGCCATCCCTCGTATTCGAGCCGATGCAGAGGTCCGACATCCCACTTGCGGCATTCGCGGCATGAGAGATGACGGTGGTTCGGACAGAGGCTGTCGCATGGATAATCTCGGTCGATGTGCCATCCCGCGGCTTCCAGTTCGTCCGGCGCTCCACTGTCGGTGATGTCGCAGTCATGGCATTCGACGTGCCAGTGGAGCGGACAGTAGTGCCTGCCTTGGAACTCGTCACATTGCCAGCCGTGGTCGACGGCCTCGTTGTCGGCGTCCTCGTAGGTCGCGTCATCGACGGAAAGGCTTGTATGGCACTCGTCGCAGACGACGAACAGCTCATGGATTTCCCGGTAGCTCATCGGTCCGGCTCCTTGTCCGCGCCGCTCACATGGCTCCAATCGCAGGACAGGCCGCCCTTCTTGTAGCCCGAGTAGACGACGCAGTCCACTTTCCTCTTGTCGGTCAGGGTGATGACGCATTCACGAAAGTCTCCGTCTTCGTCCTGGGAGCACTGCGATTCGATGGACCTGACCGCATGCGCTGGCGTGGAAGGCTCCGACGCGCTCCCGCATCCGGCGAGCGCCATGCATATGACGGTGATGGCGAGTGTGATGCGTGTTGTTTTTCTCATTTCGTTTCCTCCTAGTGTTTGCGCCATTCGCCGTTGGCGTATCGGTTCCATCCGCGGATCGCGGTTTTGATGTCGTCGTCCGGGGTGGTGATCCAGACGGCGTTCAGACATCCTTGGCATTTGGCGATCCAGATGCAGCGCATCTTGGCTCCGATGATCCGGGCGTAGGGTTCGATGCAGGGTTTCCTCGTGCCGCAGTATGGGCATGGACTGGTCCTATGCCATTTCCTGGCATGCAATGTGATTCCGGTGTTTTTCATGGTTTGTCCTCCGTGATGACGACGGCGCGAACACCGTCTGCTGGTTTGTTCGTGTGGTGGCGTAGGTCGCAGTCGATGACATGCAGGCCGATGCCCCGGTATTTCAGGACCGCGTGGACCGGACTCAACCGGATCAGATCCAATGGGCCGTCCAACGTGACGTCATTGTGGGTGAGTGCGATGCATCGACGGCCGATCAGGTCGGCGGGATTCCGGCACCGCCACGCCATATGCTTCTGGACCGTCATGGCCTGCCTCCGATCCAAGCGACCAGGACGGCCGCGCACAGGAGCATCATGGAAATGACGGTCATCACCATGCTCCCTTCAGGAGCTTGCGGCACCACTTGTAGTCGTTGATGTCACGACGGATGCAATCACGCACCCTGTGCGAACCGGCATGCCCCTTGTACGGATCCTCGGGGCAATCCAGGAACCTGATGTAGCGTCTCAACGTGGTCAGGTCGAACTTCCTGTAACTCAGCCACACGTCCGGGTTGAGGTTCAGACGTTTCAGGAAATCGATATCAAAATCCACGTTCGTTCCGGCCGGAATCAGCGTGAAGCGTTGCGAGAGGGAGTCGAGATACTCCTCCACGGCGTTCGCGACCGCTTCCACGCAGTCGTTCCTGTCGGAACCGTTCAACAGTTCGAACAGAAGCCCGTTGTCCGTGTGCATGGAGAACGCTATCGGGCTCATGTCCAACAGGTCGAGATCGTCCGGACGGATGATGCGATACAGCGAACCATACGAATGTTCGCCTAGCACGTCGGTGCATTCCATGCCGACCTCCAACGGCAGACTGTCATTCCTGTCCGTACCGGTCGTTTCGAAGTCGAGCCAGAGCAGCGCCTCCGGCTTCACGTTCAGGTCTTTGTCCTGTTTCCTCATGATTCTTCCTTCCAATCGCTTTGCCATTCGATGATCTCGATTTGCGTGAGCCGTTGCGCCGTGCCGTCATCCAACAGCCACCACCAGTCGCCGTTCCAGTCGCGTATCGGCGCGTTGAGCGGATCACGCCAGCTCGGGATGATGTAGCCGAACCGTTCCGCCTCGGCCGGATGCGCGTGCGCCCAACCATGGCAGCCGGTCGTGCCCGACCCGCACAGTTCGACGATGTTGCACGGCAGGTCACGCATGGTCGGATTGGCACGTCGGCGCAACTGCCGGTGGTGGCCGCTCCTGCCCGGCCAGACGGTCGGGTCGTGCAGGTTGCGTCCGCAACGCATGCAATGCCAGCCCTGACGTTGCAAGGCGATGCGTTTCGATTCCTGGAATTGCCGGTCGCTCATCGTCGCTCCCTTCCGAACTGGTCGAGCAGGCTGATGCAGGTCGAGCAGTCGCGTTTGATATCGCGGATGCGGTCAAGGTCCATATCGACGAGCGCTGGACCTTTGAGCGCGTCGAGTTCCAATCGGTCCGCGGCCTGGATGGCCGAGGTGAGGATGCCGGCCATGTGTGCGATGGTCATGGCGTTCATGCCGCCGCCTCCTGTTCGAACAATTGTTCGGCCAATACGTCGCCGGGCACGTTCGCGAGCTGACGGCGCAGCATGTCCGGGTCCACCACGCCTTGGTTGAGCAGGTCGGCGACCTTGCATGCAAGCTCCATGTACGTGTCCGTGCCCTCGCAGGCGATCGGGCCGACTACGCGTTTCACCTCTTCGCTGCCCCACGTATACCGTCGGCGAGCGTTGGAATCCTTTGGCGTGGCGAATCCGCGTTCCTTGCCTTTGACGAGCCAGTTGCGGAATTTCGCGTTCCAGTCGGCCGAGCGGGCTCCCGAGTCGAGGGCCCTGTCGCGGAATTTGTCGGCTTCGATGCTGCAGTCGATGCCGAGCCGGTCGGCGAGCGCCCGGTGTTCCTCAGAGGGTTTCCAGTCGGCTGGTATTGGGATTGGTTTTCTCGCGCGCGCGTTACTCTCTCTAGGTTCTATATACGGTTCTTCCTTAGATATGGTTCTTGTGCAATCATGTTGCACACCTGTTTGCACACCTGTCCGTGTTTTTTGCACCCCTGCTTGCACTGCTGGTGTGCAGTCTGTTTGCACTGCTGGTGTGCAGTCTGTTTGCACTGCTGGCGTGCAGTCGTGTTGCACTGGTGTTTCGGCGTTTTTGAGAGGTGCAGTTTTTGCACCTCTGCTCATGTTGAGGTTCCAGACGGTCGGCTTGTATCCGCCGAGGCCAGACACGATGCGCTGGTCTCCCCTGCTGATCAGTCCAGAGGATTCGAGACTCTTCAACGCATAGGAGACCGTACGCACGCTGTATCCGGTCAACCGGCTGATCGTGCTCCTACTCGGATACGCTCCCATGCCTTGAGGATCGGCATGGTCGGCCAGCACGAGAAGCGTGCGGAAATCCGCGTGCTTGATGTCCGGCGCTACACCGTAGATAACCCATGTCAACGCTTGGATACTCATGATTCGTCATCTCCTCCACCGAGATATGCGCCCTTGAGCGCCTTCCTCTCGTCCTCACTCACCTGGTAGCCAATCCGTTCCAGCACGTCGTACCAGATGCCCATATCGTCCACGCCAAGCCGTTGGCGCCAGTAGTTTCAGCCGATGTTCGACTCCCAGCGGGCGGCCAGGACATCGAGGATTCGAAGCGGCCTGTCCTTCAACACCATGCGGATCGAGTCGAGGTTCTCCTTGCATTCCAGCGACCAGTGTTCGTCGTCATGCTCGGTGATCGGCAGGCTCCAGCCGAACGCGATCAGCTCCCTGATGACGTCCTCGCCCTTGTAAGACTGGTACGGGAACACGCCCCTCCAGCCGACCGTGTCCGCGAGCGCGAGCCTGCAGATTCCCGTTTCCGCGTGTTCGTGGGTGAGTGCGCGGAGGTTGTGTTTCAGCCATGTGGTGCGGTTGGCTTTGGCGATCGCTTCGAATTCGCGGGCCTGTCGGTTGAGTTCCCTGCCTCGTGCCTTGATGGCATTGTCCTCGTCGGTCTTGGCTTTGTCTTTTTCGAGCTCGTCGGCGGGAACCGGCAGGTACGTGCAGAACTCATCAAACGCGGAATTCTCGTACACACGTGCGGACGGCCAATCGGATTCCCTGGTGAACGAGGTCCAGAAGTCCGTTTCGATGTCGGATATCATGCGTCCGGCCCGGTATCCGTACGGATGCCAGTTCCAGAAGTTCTTTCCGTCTGGGAAGCTTTCGACTTTGATTCCGGCTTTGGCGAGCGCCTTCTGCGCCTTGTCGTGCCATGCGGCTTTACGGCGTTCCCGGGAGAGCCGCCGGTAGGCCCAGTCGAAATCGTCGGCGCGGGCGAGCTCGCGCTGCATGTCCGGGTCGGATTCGAATTCGGCGAGCTTGTCCAACTGGTCGAGCGACAGTTGGCTGAAATCGGCGGACATGTCGCGCGTCTCCTGCGGGATGCGGGCGATCCTCAACCGTCGGCGCACGAACCGGTCGCTGCGTCCAGTCTTCTCGGCCATCTCCTTGACGCCCACGCCCAGGTCGAGGAGCCCCTGATAACCGTCGGCCTCCTCGATGGGCGTCAAATCGGAGCGTTGCGAGTTCTCGACCAGCATGACCTCGCGTTCCCGTCGCGCGTCCATCCTTTCGATGATGGCCGGCACGGATGCGAGTCCGGCCTGTTTGGCGGCGGCGAGCCTGCGGTGGCCAATGACGACGCGGTACTGCGCATGCCCGTCGATGTCGGTCTCCCCTGTCGGCGTGACCAGGAGCGGCTGTTTGATGCCCTGCGAGCGGATGCTCGCCTCCAGATCGGCCACGTCGCCCACCTGCCTGCGTGGATTGTTCGGATTCGGATGCAAATCCTCGACGCGCAGATCCTCTATGGTGATGCCCATGATCCCTCCTTAGAATTCCGGTTCCGATTCCGGCTTGCCGAAATCACCAAACGACGACGATTCGCCTTGTGGCGAGCCCCACGGGTCGGACGGCGGCAACGAAGCACCGGCAGCGGTGGCTCCGCCCGTATAGCCCGCCGGAGCGGAGGACGGATTGCCATACGCTCCAGCCGTGCCACGCTGCGCCTTGGTGACCTCGGCGGTCGCATATCTCAAGGAAGGCCCGATCTCGTCCACCTGCAATTCCATGGAAGTTCGGCGCTGATGCTGCTCGTCCTCCCATGAATGCTGCGTAAGCCTTCCCTGGGCGATCACGCGCATGCCCTTGGCGAGGGAACGGGCGCAATGCTCGGCCAGATCACCCCACACCGTGCAGCGGAGGAACAACGCGTCCCCGTCGGTCCACTGATTCGACTGCCTGTCGAACGTGCGGGGAGTGGACGCGATCGTGAACCCAGCCACGCTCCGACCGTTCTTCGTCGACCTCAACTCCGGATCCGCGGTCAGATTGCCCACCACCGCGATGATCGTCTCACCAGCCATTAGAACCTACCTTTCACGGCGAGAGTCTTGATGATGCGGATGGTCTCGCCACCATCCCTGGTCTTCACCATGTGCGTCAACTGCGCGGCAGCGCCCTGATGGAAACTGTCACCAGGCATCACCTCCAACACCGGCATGGCGACCTCGGACACGAACCGGCCCACCAGTCCGTTGAAACGCACGCCCAACGATTCGAGGATCACCAGCTCCTTCCACGCCTCGGTCTCCATCGCCCGACGGCACGCGCCGGCCACCGCCCTGTCACCACGCGTCATCTTCTTCGTGTCGACGTCCTTGACCGGAGCGTTCGGACTGAAATGCCAATGCGGCAGAATCTCCCTCATCGGTCACTCCCCTCAGTCGTCGTCCCTGGACGCGAACCGCACCACCAGCCACAACGCGGTGGCGAGATACACGCCCTCGACCAGCAGCGCGCCGGCCATGTTCCACGAGTCATGCCAGGTGAGCATGAGCGTCACGCTCACGACCAGGCCGATGACCGCAATCGCGAATTTCATGCGGCGCAAGGCGTAGTTCGGACGCCCCGCCTTCCGTGCGGTTTCGAGTCGGTCTTCGATGTGGTAGTCGTTGTCGGTCATCGTGTTCCTCCGATCATGCCGAGCGTGTGAATGATGTCTTTGCTTTCCTCGGCGGTGAATTCCGCCAGCGTTATCTCATGGATGCCGTCGATAAGTCTGGCGGATCCGTCCACGTCCACCCGGACGTAGAAGCCACTCGACGCGAGCAGCACGTTATGCGGGTCATGGCGTCCTGACTTCGGCGGCGCCGGCGGATTCAGCCTCACGGCCTGTCTGATGCCCATGTCACAGCTCCTTGTTGATCGTGTCGACGATGAGGTCCACGATTCCGGTGACGTCAAGGTCGACGTAGCCGACGATGTGGCCGAGCGCCCGCATGGCCTCCACATCCCCGTCCTTGAATGGGTGGACCAGTTCGCCCTGGGTCTCGAACTCGTCGAACACTGCCTGCACGCAGGCCTTGCGAATCGTTTTCATGCCGACTCCTTTCCCTCGTATTCACATGTGCTCTGGTAGAGGTGTTCCTTGAAGTAGGCGATCATCGGCTCCTTCGGATACATGACGGTCCGTCCGACCTTCACGAACTTCGGGCCGATTCCCGCACCACGCCAGTACGCCAAGGTGCCCTCCTTGATGCCGCAACGGTCCGCGATGTCCTTCGTCGTGTTCATCGGTTTCAGGACCTCAGCGAGCGCAGCGAACGTCGTATCGTCTTCCATCACGCGCCTCCTTTGCGTGTGTGATGCCGGGCGGCGTTAGGAGAACCGCCCAGCCCCCTCCTAAAATCGGTGTCTCCCGCATATGCGACGTGCGGGCCGAACAGTTAGGAGAAGAATCAATGAATACGGGCCCATGGGAATGGACGCTGCCGACCACTCTGACCGTTATCGGTTTGGCCATCACACTCGCCATCGCCATCGCAGGCTGGGTGATGACCGCGATAAAGGACTCGAGGAACGCGAAGGCAGCACGGGAGAAGTACGAGGCCGATGTGCGGCGTGCCGACGAAATGAACGCCACGCTTAAATCGCAACTTGAAGCGGCTCGGGAATCAGCCGAAGCGCTGCGTGCGCAGGTGGAACAGCTCAAGGAGGCCAACCGCATAGCGGACGATGCCAATCCATTCACGTCAGTTCCATGGGGTGATGCGGAATGGACCGGACATGGATCACGGTTCACCATCCGCAACAAGAGCTCGCGGAATGTGGTCGTCATCAACCTATCGGCATCCGATGAGAGACTCGACGGGCTGATGCATTTCGACCAGCAGCCGCCTTTCACGTGTGAGCCGAACTCCAGAATCTCGTATTTGGCGTTAGGAACCCTGCAAACCGGCACGCCGGATGCCGCAATCGAATGGCACTGGGATGGTTCCGACAAGATTCGCACCACCGTGCGGCAGAACATCAAATGATTCCCGCTCAATTCACTCATCCCCCAACATCGTCATGAATTCCCTCGAGTCCACTTCGGCGATCGCGGGGAAGATTACGAACGCCTTCCCGTCGCCTAAGAGCTCGACTCTGATCGGGTCGTCCGTTATCCATTTGCCGGAATGCGCGAAGAGATAGTCACTGATACGCTTCGCTTTTCTCTGCGGAATGTTGTTGATTTCAAGGCACGTGCTCATCACGCACCCGCTTCCTGTGTTGGTTTCGCGAGGAACAGTTTGGCGAAATACGTCTGCCCCTTGCCGGTCATCTTCGGCGTCTTGTTGATCGTGGTGTGCCCGTCCGAGTGGCTGATGGTCGTCTCCTTGACCTCGAACAGGTGAAGGTCCATCGCCTTCTGTGTGGGCATGTTCCAACTGGAGCCCTTGGCCTTGATGAGCCATCCATGCTCGCGGAGCCAGGCGAACAGGCGCCGTGGGCCGATGTCGATGCCGTTGCTTTTCAGGATCTTCGCGAAATCGCCCACAAGGATGGACGTCCTCGCGGTTTCGACCGCGTTGGCGAACAGGACCTTGCCTTCCTGGGCTTTGAGCTGTTTGGCTTGTTCGTCGACCTTGGATTGCAGCCATCGCATGCTGGCCAACGCCATCTGTTCCGGTGTCATCCGTTCCTGGCCGGCCATATAGCCGCCGTGCTTGCGGATGGACGGCAGCACCTCATGCGTCACCCAACGCTGGAACTCCTTGGCCTCCGGCTTCCGAGACTTCATCACAAGACGGTAAAGACCAGGCTCGGAGATGATGAGCGGAGCTTTACCGCCATTCTGAGCAATGTGGATACTATCCACATTGGTGATTTCATCAGACTCAAGAATCTTGTGTAAGTCCCTTGTATCTGTCCCGAGGATGTCGCATACGTCCTTGGCGACGAACCAAGGCTCCCCCGCCTCATCGGTCAAGGTGCGCAATGCCGCGCCCCTGAAGTCGAACTTCCGGATTTCGTTGTTCATCAGATTCTCCTTAGAATCGTTCTCATGTTTTCTTCCGTTGGAATTGGTGATTGGGCGACTTGGGCGTCGGCGGTCATCGCCGTCGTATCCGCTGTCGTGAGCGTGTGGTGGCCGCACCGCAACCGGCGGCAGGCAGGATGGTTCGTCCTCGACTATGACAATGTCGTGCAGGGCATGCTCATGCATGGATTGGAATCGTGGACGCCTCATAACGGCCGTGGTACCCCGGATAGGCTTTTCAGCGTTCTCAACGACGGGGACGGCGATGGATTCAACGTGTCGTTCACTGTTGATGGTGGAGAAGCTGCAATCGTTACCGTCCAGGACAACGGAATCAACCGCGCCGCCGTGGAACCTTCGAACGTTCATGTCGTCGCTCCCGGCGAGACGGTTCTGGTTGCGGTATGGATGGATTCCGATGACGTGGCTCTCGTAATCCACTGGACGCTCCAGCCAACGCGTCTGGGCAGGCGTGTGTACCGTCGCATCCGCGTACAGGGGAAGATCGACCGTCAGCCTTGGAAGCCCCTGCCGGAGCCGGAGCATGATCGCGGCATGAATCTGACCTTGTATCGGCTGACGCATTTCCGCGAGACCCGACTTGCACATAGGCTTTCCCGATTGAAGCGGAACGCGATCTCGTTCCTGCGACGGAATCGATGACCGACAAAATCAGTTCGACCACTGCCACGATGTCGGTCACAGCAGTAATGGCCATCAGAATGATGCTCCTTACAATTCCTCCATGCCCGTAAGCCATTGGCCACCCGAAGAACAGGAAGCCACATGCAACCGTGAAGAACGGCATCAGAAGCAATTCAGCCACTTCCCCGCCAGCGCAGAGCAACACATCGAGCAGGATGCTCATGCCGATCAGGATGGAAATGACGACCAGTGAGCAGATGCATAGTCCGAAAGCCAGATTCGCAATCATGTTTTTTCCTTCAGAGCCTGCGCGGACACGAGATTCACGAGGTTGAGCAGATCATGCGCATCACAGTAGAAGCTCAACCCGTACGATGCGCCGAGCTGAATGGTCAGCAGGAACCTGCCATCACCGAACGCCGGGGTGACCTTGAATCGCGGGTGCCAATCCTCGGGACCGCCCAGCAGCATGTCCTGCGGATGGTCGAACACCGGCTGCTCCTCACAGGCGGCCAGTTCCTCGCGGATAACCTCCCTTATCGCGCCCAGCATCGCCGGGTGCAGACGTTCGAACTCCTCAACGGAGATCGGGTTCGTGGATTCGTCCGGTGTCTCGGCCGGAATATTGATGCTCATTTCGGATTCTCCTTTCGATTCATGCGTCGGCGAGCGCCAGTTGCTTATGGTTTGATTTGGTTGATGTCGTCGATTGCGGTTCTTTTTCTTCTGAATTTGCTGCAATGAAGATGTCAAGACCGTCTTGCCATTTCAATGCCGGAGCAATCTTGTCGAGAACGCGAATCGGCCATTCCCGTTGATTGCGCATGTATCGATTCATGACGACCCGATTGATTCCAACTGCGTCGGCGACGCCGGATTGAGTGATTCCAAGTCGAGCCATCCTGACTTTTATTGCCTGTGTCACGTATTCATTGCTTGTCACATCACCTCCATTCCCCGAATATTCGGGACTTTATTCGACGTTTACCGGATATTCGGTGAACATGCTTTCAATGTACTCCCAAGTATTCGGTATGGCAAATTCGACACGCCGAACGGCGTAAAGATGTAACTTCCCGAAAATTCGAATACAGTCATCGCTATGGACAGCAGTACAACACGCACCGATCTGGTGATTTGCAAATATATCAGCCAAGCAATGGAAGCCAATGGCATTACCCAGGCCGACCTCTCCAAGGCCCTTGAAGGACGATCAAAAGGCTATATCAGCGACCGAGTACTCGGTAAAAGAAGTTGGGCAATCAGCGAGTTAGACAGACTCGCTCCACTCTTTGGGCTTCCGGACGCTCTTTCACTGGTTGCGGCAGCCTGTGGATCAATCTCCAGCGAAGCCGCCCGCGCCTACGAAGCCCGCGAGCGCCAAAAGATCACCGATGACCTGGTGGATCGTATCGCCGCGCACCCCGAAGACTATGACGTGGCCGCCAACAGGGATCCGAACGCACGCCTCGAAGCCGAAACGCCGGACGATTGATGGATTGAAAGGAACACGAATGACCGAATACAACCTGTATTGCGATGAGACATGTCACCTTGAGCATGATGATTCGAACAGCATGGCTCTGGGAGCCGTCATCGTGCCAAAAGATAAACGCAAAGAGATATGCGTCAGAATCAAAGAAATCAAGCAGAAACATGGCATATGCGCCACGAATGAGGTGAAATGGGCAAAGGCACGAGACCGTATGCTGCCGCTCTATCTGGATCTCGTGGACTACTTCTTCGATGACGATGACATATCGTTCCGCGCGCTCCTCATCCCGGACAAGAATCTACTTGACCACGAGAAATACAATCAGGACCACAACACCTGGTATTACAAAATGTACTTCGAGATGCTCAAGGTCATCTTCGATCCAAAGCAAAGCTATAACGTGTTCGTCGACATCAAAGACACACACTCGAGTTTTCGAGTCAGCCAATTATGGGATGTCTGTTCGAACAACATGTACGATTACGATCACAGAATCATCCAGAAAATCCAGCCGATACGTTCCGACGAAGTACAGATCATGCAGCTCACCGACATACTCATCGGCGCAGTATGCCGTTCGCAGCGAAAACTACCGGAACAGCATCAGAGCATGGCGAAGCGCCGAATCATCGAACGAATCATTCAACGGTCGGGATACAAACTAGACCGGAGCACACTGCTGAAGGAGACCAAGTTCAACTATTTCGTATGGAGGGCGAGATGAATCCGCATTGGCTGCCCGGATTGATTCCTTGGAATCAAGAGCACGGAGAGACATGGGAGCAGTATGAGCAACGACTGTTCCATGTATTCCAGAACGAGTTCAGAGAGTCCTTCCAATACGACGGGAAACCCGTACACTACAAAAGAATGCCCTACGACGGAATCTATCCGGAAGCCTTCATGCATCTGACCACATGCAATCAAGACAACTCCGGCTCACGGCTTCCGGATGCCGAACGCAGCGAACGCATCAGCTGGCCCAGACCGGTAGTGGAGCATCATCCGTTCTGCGAAATATGCGAATACGCCCAATGCACGCGGCCTTGGGTATGGAGAAAAAACGACAAGAACAAGGATCGAGTGAAGATATATCTTCCAAACCAACAATATCTCGTTGTTCTAGGAGAACGAAGGGATTACTGGGTACTCATAACCGCGTACTACGTAAACCGCCAATGGAGCATAGACAAGCTGGAAAAGGAATATAACTCCAGATTCAGCACAAAAATCCAATAAAAAACTAGAGCCGCCCGTTAAGGACGACTCCGAAGACTCCTTCTACAACATGTAGATGAGCTGATTCAAATATCACATACGACACTCCAACTGTCAAGCAGAACTTGACAAACAGCAAAAAAGTACTTCTCGAAAAACAATACTTTCGGAAGAGAGGAATGTGGATAACAAGACCATCGCGGAGCTTCACCGGAACGCGGAATCCATGGGTCTGTCAGTCATGTCACGCGACCTCCCACGCGACATATGCGGCCTATACGACGATCGACACAAACTCATTCTGCTGGCCGACTGGCTCAACCAGCGCCAGCGCCGTTGCACGCTGTGCCATGAGCTCATCCACGCGAAACACCACGATCCAGGCTGTGGCAGCCAATACGGGTTGAAGTGCGAGCACCGGTGTCGCAGGGAGACCGCGCTGGCGTTGATCAGTCCCGTGGACTATGGCATGGTGGAGCAGATATACGAAGGCAATACGTGGATGATGGCCGTGGAATTGGGCGTCACCATCCAAGTACTGTCGGACTATCGGCAGCTGTTGTACGATTCCGGCGTGTGCGTGCAATAAAAGAAGCTCAGCGTCCACATACCGCGACGGGAAACAAAAAAGGGTCCCGCCCGAACACAGTCGGACGGAACCCAAGGAACCAACAATCAGCATTTCCGTTTTCACCAAAATGAGGTTCCACGCACAGTGTAGCGCGGATCCTCGGAAAGAGACAACCATGGCCAGAGCGTTCGTAGACGACAGATGGCTCAAAAACGACGAGGACGGCAACCCGCCCAGCAGGGCCGCGAAACAGTCGCTGGCCAATGCGAAGGATCCGATGAAAGCCAATGTGCCCGACAAATGGCGGTCCGCGCTGTACGGCCAAGGCTCACGGTGGAGATGCCGCTGGTACACGCTTCGAGACGGCAAACGCGTCCAGAAATCACGGAACTTCGCCAAGCTCCGTGACGCTGAGGAATACGCAGCGGCCATCGAGGACGACATCAGACGCGGCAAATACCGCGACCCGCAGCAGGAACTACGCATCTTCCGGGACGTTGCCTCCGAATGGACGGACGGCAAGATGGATATCAAACAGGGCACTTTGGGCAGATACCGCCGCGAATTGCGCGTTTATATCAACCCCAAGTGGGGCGATCGCACACTGAGGGAAATCCAACGCGACGAACTGCAACAGTGGGTCACGCAGCTCACCGAAGGCGGGTATCCCGCCGAACTGCAGGACGATCGCGAATCGAAGCCATTGAGTCCACGCAGCATCCGCAACATCGTCAAGGTCGTCATGGGCGGTGTCATGGAATTCGCTTTGGAGCACGGCTGGATCGGAGAGAACCCCATTGAAAAGGTCACCGTGCCGCGCATCACGCAATCCGATGACGACATGGTGTTCCTTACCGTCGAGGAGGTGGAGTTGCTGGCCGGCATGGCCGAACGGGCAGGACGGCCGGTAGACGGGCTGATCGTCCGCTGGCAGGCATACACCGGTGCCCGCATTGGCGAGACGCTGGCACTCAAATGCGGCGACGTGGATGTGGAATCACGCAGGGCGCGCATCCGCCGCACTTGGACCGACGACGGCAAAGGCAGGCTTGTGCTGGGCACGCCGAAGAACGGCAAACCGCGCAGCATCGCCATACCCAGATTCCTTATACCGTCCATCGAACGGCAGATGGAGGGCATGGGCGACGACGACTGGCTGTTCCGCGCGGCAAGAGGCGGGAACCTGTGGACGAACACGTGGCGGACGCGTGTCTGGCGAAAGGCCGTCCGACTGGCCGGCATGGAGGACGAGGGCGTGACCATCCATAGTTTGAGGCATAGCTATGCGAGCTTTGCGATTGCTCAAGGCGCGGATGTGAAGACCCTACAGATGCAGCTCGGCCACTCCTCACCCAGCATCACGCTGAACACATACACGGCTCTCTGGCCGGAACGATTGGACGATGTGGCGGACGCGATTGGCGAGCTGCGCGCTGAACAGTTGAAGACCGTCTAGACGCGGAAGTTGCGCGGTCATCGTGTCGAATCGTGTCGATAGCCTACGGCCAAGAAAAAATAAAGCCTTGGAAACGTAATGTTTCCAAGGCTTCCGGTCGGGCTGACAGGATTTGAACCTGCGACATTCTGCTCCCAAAGCAGACGCGCTA